CGGGATGAACAGGTTGATCTCAGTCTCTCCAGGGGTCATACGGCTAGTCCAGTCGCCTGTGATGCCATGAACCTTGTAGTGATTGATACTTGGAGAACCACCATTGTAGCTGAAACCTCCGTCCTCGGCTACAGGAACCTCCTTTACGGTCTTGCCGGTTGTGTCGAACTTGTCACCGAAACCACTCAACACGAAGAACAGGTGAGAAATACCAGTGAACGCACCAGCCTGATAATCGCTAATCTTAGACATAATCGTATATTTTTAAAAATTAAACATTATTCTGATTCTCAATAGCACCCCATCTGCTGTGCAGATTGAATGTTATAGATACCACCTGATAACCATACTCATCAGCACCCCTCAGTCGAATAACAGGCTTTGCAGCAACAACATAGTTACCTTTGATTGGAAACAATGACTTAACGCTTTCAGCGAAATCACCTGTCACATTCAGATCGAGCGTGTTGTTGCTACGGGCCTGAGTGAACAGATAGATAACACCTGTTGTATTTACCAATGTGTTCCTACCTCCGATAACATAGTCCTCGATGCTCACGGGGAGATCGATAACGCAGAATTTCGCCATAGGAGTAGAGCCTTCCTTAACGTTAGGTCTGTCCTTTAAGAAAATATACTTTGACTGAATGGTCTCTGCCAAAGCATTAACCAAATCCTCAAAGATACATCTCAGTGTCGATTTCTTTGCCATAATACTATGCTGCGTTTGTTATTTGTAAGAATGTGGCTCCTGTCTTCAAAGCATATCCCTGCATCTCAAGAATACCGGTTGTATTTCTCTGCATCTGCACGAAATTCGCATATTCAACAGTGTAAGCTACTACAATATCGAATGAGTTCCTGCCTTCGGGCCTGAAAGAGTTGAAGAACGCTCTTGCATCATCGATACCCCATCCTCCATCGGTATGAACAGATGCATGGAATGATGATGTTTTGCCATCGTAGTCACCTTTGCTAAAAAAGTAAGGCTTCTTGCGGTCAGTCATCTTGTGCATGATAGCACTCCTGACATTTCCTTCTTCGGCAGCATAATAAGCACTCCTCGGTACTCCATCTTCATAAAGACAAACAACAATTGAATTAAGCAGGTTTCCGGTAAAGTTATGAGCCTTTGGGTCTTCCAATCGCATCTTTACAGAAGCTCTCACAAGGTCCCAACACCATTTGATTAACATCTTCCTGGTCTTGTCATAGATGACTTTCTCGAAGCCATTGAATGCCTCATCCAATACCTTTTTGTTAATTCCTGCCATACTTCCATGTTAAATGTGTTCCTCCGAAATTTGCAGGTTCGCGGTCAATCACTCTACCATACTCTTTATAAGCACCTCGGTCAACAGCTATCTCATCACCTTCCTGAGGAGCAATTCCAAGCGCATCCCAATCGTCCTGTGTTAAAGGCAAGGCGAGGCCTCGGTATGACACGATTACTTCTCCCTTGTCTGACGTTGTGTTCTTTGCGTAGCTTCGACATTCTCCTTCGTAGATGACTGTGGTCTGACCATCTTCGCTCTCTGCGGAGTCTTCTTCCTCCACGGGAGTTTGGTCCTGGACATCATTGAGTTCTTCATTTGTTTCTCCAGTATTATCGGTATCCGAATCATCACCTAGAGGGTCAAAATCATCGCCATCATCTGTGGCGGTGTTCTTTCCTTCTAACGGAGAGAAATCATCCTCGTCTTCCAATGGGTCTTCCACTGTCTTACGGATGATTCTGCACCAATGCGGATAACGCGGATTCTTAGGTCTTACCATAGCTTTTACCGATTAGAGTTCTTTTTGCGCGGGTTACTGAATCCACGGCCAACGAATCCCCAATACTCATCGCCTATAAGAGGCAAATCGTATTCCTCGAAGATATCATTAGCCATGTCGATATACTTTTCAAGCATCTTTGCGGAAAACTGCTCTCCGTTCTCGCTGCTCTTCCAATCTGCGTCCTCCTCAGAGTATCCACCTGTACGGATAACTGGACTTGCAATCCACTTATAGAGATAAGCGAGTGCCAAATCCTTCTGCTTTTTCGTTGCAGCAGCATAATCCATTTCAGCTTCAACCTCTGCATCGGCACAGATACATTGAACGGCTTCATCAGAGGGAATAATCCCCCTGACTACACCTTTCAAGTATTTACTAATGGTAAGTATATCTGCCATATAGTCTCAAGTTAAGAGTTCTACAATTACTCTCCGTAGTGAGAGTACAGCTTAACACGCGCCCAATTGCGGGTATTGCGGAATACAGGTCCGGCATATACCTCGAACTGAACCTTGTTGTGGATTGGGTCCTCCTGCCAGGTAGAGAGTGCAGCAATGCGCTCCTCGATGAACGAGTACATGGTATTGCGGGCAATACCTCCGTACTGCTGGCGGTCCTTCCAGATAGAGTTGGTGTTCTTGATAGAGAACATCTCCTCGTTCACGTTGAAGGCTACCATATAGCGAGGATCGAATGCAGGAGCATCAGCTACAGGCTTACCATCCTCCTCGTGAGTACTCTTGAAGTCTACAACCAGGATTGGCCATACACCACGGTCGTGCATGAAGTTCAGCAGCTCAACGCGGGTTGCAATGTAAGCAGCGTGGTTGCCCGACTGGATGTTCTTGTTAGCAAGATAAGCAGCCAGAACAGAAGGATGGTCAAGGATGCGGTCCATTGTATCCTGATTGATCATCCAAGCGTTAACCTCGCGGTTCTGAGTAACAGTAAAGAGACGCTGCAGCTCAAGGATGTCAGCAATGATATTCACGTCCTGAGAAACAGGAGTGATAGCACCTGTCGATGACTCTGAGAACCAAGCAGGAGATACAGTCTGATACTGATTGTCCTCGAAGTCGAACTTGAACTCATAGCTTACGCCATCAACACTCTGCTCGGCAATACCACCGGTAGAAGCCAACTCGTAACACATGTGAGAGAGCTGGTTGTGGATACCACCGATAATCTGCTGTGCGTTTACGAACAGAGACTCGTAGATGAGGTCCTGCAGGTTGCGGCCAGTGTTGTTACGAGCATCACGGAGCTGGAACATGTCGTCCTCATCGAATGTGTAACCGTGACCGAACTTAGGAGTACTACCGGTGTAGAACTTCCAACCCGATGTATTACGCATAGGCTTGGGAGCGTGAGCACTCAGGTAAGATGCACGGGCCATGATGGGTACTGTGCGAGTTGCCTGGTTCCATACCTTGCTGTCGCTTGGGGTGTCCCAAGAACCGAGGCTACGCCATGCAGCCTTGTTGTACTTAGCGTTTGCGCTGTCTACAATGAGCTTAAAATCAGCCTCCGTCATATAACGACGGAAATCATACTGATTATAGATATTAGAGCTTCTTGTTGTTGCCATAATCGTTCCTCCTTTTTTTACTTGCGGTTAGAGAATGTGATTTTGTGGCCGTTGGCCTGCACTGCAGCCTTGATAGCATCAGTGATAGGAGGCATACGACGTTCAAGAACAGGCATGTCGTTGCCGATCATACCGTCACCACGAACGATAGTAGCAGCAGCGTCATAAACCTTGTCATAAGGGAGAAGAGCATTAGGAACAGCCTTGATAGCTGCCTTGTGAGTGGTCTCATTCTCCTTAACGACAACGAGGATGCTGTTGGCAGCGAGGCTGTCAAGAGCGTTGTCGAGAACGATGTTGAAACCATCAATCTCTGCTACACCTACGAAAGTGTAGACTGCAGGGTCTGCACCTGCAGCAGGAGTGTTAGTGTACTCGTGATCGAGAGTGTTGTTGATAATAGCCACCTTGTCACCCACCTTCAAGGCAGGGCCATTGAAGCCATTGCTTACCAACTCAACCTTCTTAGCATCAGTACCATCAACCGCCTTAACCTTGAGAGTAATAAGCGGAGTGATTTTACGAGATGCCTCGTCACAATTAACTGGAGTACCGCAGGGAAGAACTACGCCTGCGCCTGGAAGGTCTGAACGGTCGAAATCGAAACCACCGACGAGAAGCTGTGGCTGTCCCTCAAAGACTACCAAAGCACCACCCATGGAACCGCTGGCCTTCAAAACCTGATCATAACCAATAATTGCCATAATCTTTTGAATTTTGTTTGTTTGTAATAAAAATTATTTCTCTCAGTTTACGCAAGGCTTTTGCGTTTTCCTACTTTAGGAGCTTTTTGCGCTCTTCGGCAGCAGCAGCCTCCGCATCAGAAACAAGACCTCTGGTCTTCAACCAACCTTTTGCACCAGATGCTTCGTCGTTGCCACCACCACCTGTGAATGGCTGACCACCACCATGCTTTGTAACGAACTTCTTGTAAGCCTTCTCATAGAGAGACTTAGCCTCGCTCTTCAAATCGTCAAGCTTCTTATCGCCCTTGATGTCGAGTTTAAGCATAACGTTCTCGATGATGGCATCATCCTCATCAAGGCCATCGAACTCAACAATGTAGTCGAGAACCTGACTACGAAGGTCGGCCACAGAAGCAGCCTCGTCTTTCGCTCTCTGAGCAGTGAGATAATCGCTCATCTGCTTACTCAGCTTTCCGAAATCGCTCTCTTCGCCTGTCAGTGCCTTTAGCTGTGCAGCTACTTGGTCAGCAACCAACTTAGCGAAATCAGGGTTATCCTCAGGCTTCTTATTGGGGTCGGGATGATCCTTTTCCCACTGAGCCTTGAAAGCAGCAACAGCGTCATCGATTGCCTTCTGCTGGGCATTCTTCTGCTCGGTCTCATACTGAGTCTTAAAAGCATTGATGCCTGTAGATGTGTCGTGACGGAGCTGACCACTCATCGTCTTGATCATCTGGACGGGAAGATTCCAACTTTCGTCGGTAATCTTGTCATCGTCGATGAACTGAGGATGGAACAGGTTAACAATCTCAGAAATGGTTCTCTCGCTCAGGTTGTCTACCTGTGCATTGTTGTTTGCGGCCTTAACCTTGTCAAGCAACGTAGTTTGAAATTGGATTTTTTCCATTTGATTTAAAATTAAGTTTGACAATGGCGTTTTTCGCCAAATAATGTAAATTTTCTTCGCAAAAATATGAATTATCTCATTTTCTTACAAATTTTTATTCAAAAAACTTTACTTTTTGATGAAATATTTTTTACTCTAAAGGGAAATTTCTTAATTTTGCGCAAAATATTAACGTAAAAGAGCTTTACATTTATGCAAAATTCAAGTGGACTTTTAACAAAGGATGGTAAGTCTATTTTCACCTACGACTACGTAGAAAAACTACGAATCGAAGAGGATGAAAAGAGAAAGAAGAAAGAACTATCGAGAACATTCATATCTCAGAAAGGCGCACAGGAGTACGTGCAGCACTCTGCAGCAGATATGGATGGTACTGGCGGCAACCGAGGTGGTGGTAAAGCAAACCCCTACTCGACTCCTGTAGCAACTCCCAACGGATTCAGAAAGATGGGAGATTTGCAAGTTGGTGATGTTATATGCACTCCTTATGATGGCATACAACAAGTGAGCAATATCTTTGAGCAAGGCGTAAATACCGTCTACCGGTTCTATTTCGATGATGGAACTACTGTGACCTGCATGGATAATCACAGGTTTTGGTGCAGACGTAAGCCTAACGAGGATTTCAGGTGCATGACTGCCAGGGAGATTATGAATCTCTATAAGATAGATATGCCATTCCCCTTGTCTTTGCGTAGTGGCAGAACCGATTACGTGGAAATACCTATTTGCGGAGAGGTTGAGCTGAATGAGAGCAGAAATGGACTCTCATTACCAATTCATCCGTTTATTCTTGGATATATAAGCGGTACAGGATATTGGACATTCGGTATATCAGGTATCAAAGTTACTAATGACATACATTTAGCAAGGAAGATTCATGGCTACGGATATAAAGTTAAGAAGAATCGTCGTGATGGCTTTTACTATCTCCGTGGACTCTCTGACGAAGACAGAAGAAAGTTTACCTGTAGCCGTTCTGCACAGCCTGCAAGGATACCTTTGGAATACAAGACCGCTTCCATTGAGTCTCGTTGGGATTATCTTAAAGGTATAATGCAGAAAGGTGGTATCTCAAAGAAGAAACACCCTACACTTATATTGCCAAACAAACAGCTCATTGAGGATTGTGCAGAGCTTGGTCGTTCGCTTGGTGGTTGGTGCCACGTTGACCAAGTTCAGGATATTCCTGAGAAGATTGGTTGGTGGCGCGTTATCTTTATCTTCCCTGATGATGCTAAGATTTGGTGGAAGAAAGGCAGAAAGACCTATGCACAGAAGCATTGCCCAAACCTTCCAGCAGGCCCTAACGACCAAAGTATGTTGACCAAGAAATTGCAGTGGGTTCGCAAACTCTCTGACAAACAGCCCTGCAGATGCATAACAGTTACTGGCCGTGACCATCTGTACCTCACAGATGCATACACTATTAACCACAACACGGCAATGCTGTTGACAAAGCCTCTTCCTGATACGAAGAACAGATATTTCAACGGCATTATCCTCCGTAAAAACAAAAAGGACTTCGACAACATTATCACTGAGATTGATAAATGGTACGAGCCTCTTGGAAAGTACAATAAGTCGGCAGACGATATGACTTTCTATTTCAAGTCAGGTGCCCACATGTCACTGACACACTTTGATATGTCGGAACAGGCGTTCGATGATCGTGTCCGTGGTCAGCAGTACGCATACATCGGTATCGACGAGGTTACTCAGATTAGCTTCGAGTGGTTCAAGAAACTCATGCGTAGTAATCGTAACACGAACAACATCAAGTCACGTATGTTGTTTACCTGTAACCCAGACCCTCTCTCTTGGTTCCGAAAATGGATTGATTGGTATATCGGTAAAGCTGATACCATCTATTCAGACGGAAAGATGCATCCCGAACGCAAGGGCCTCATCATACCTGAGAGAAGCGGAAAGATACGTTACTTCTACTCTCCTGACGACATCGTTGACAACACCATTTGGGGTAACTCCCCCCACGAGGTGTATCTACAGATTAAGGATATTGCCGATGCAGGATGGAACGATAACCTCGCACTGCACGGACTGACAAGAGAGAATTACATGGTCAAGTCATTCAGATTCACAAAGGCCGACCTGATGGATAACAAGGCCCTTATGGATTTGGACCCTGACTACTATAAGAACCTGCTGCAGGCACCACCTGAGATTCGCGAACGTGAACTTGGTGGTAATTGGGATATTATCAAGACGGGCGATGACCTCATACAGCCATTCCACCTTGAAAGGATATTCCATAACGCACAGATGCTTGGTGATAGAATCAGACGCGCTTCCTGTGACGTTGCCGGTAGCGGAGGTGATAACTGCGTAACATGGTTGAAGATTGGCAATCACGTCCAGGACGTATTCGTTTGCCGTAAGGACCCGTACTCTACTGTACCACTCATCAAAGCAAAGCTCAGAGAATGGGGTGTTCTTGAACAGAACTTCACCTATGACCTTCAAGGTATGGGCCAGCTCTTTACAGGTGCATTCCCGAATGCTGTACCTTTCAACAACCAAGAGGCCTGCGATGGTGATGATAAGAAGCTGTACGACTGCAGGAAATCACAGGCCGCTTATCTATTTGCACAGCACACTCAGCAGGGAGAATGGAGCATCGAACCTTCTCTCCTCGATCGTGAGTATCAGGTTGGCGGTGTTATCATGCGCCTGTACAATATTCTACAATTGGAAAGAAAGGCTATCCGACAGGATATGTCAAAGGAAGACAGAGGATGGTGCCTTATCCACAAGGAACAGATGAAGAGCAAGCTTCTTGTAGGACACTCTCCTGACTTTATCGAATCACTGATGATGTTCGAGATATTCGACATCGACGGAGAAGAGGCAGAGGTTCCATCATTCCTCACAGGTCACATTAAAACAGTCAGAACATTCGATTAATAATAACTTCGGTCAGACGGAATAGTGAGGCCCACAAAACCCAAGACCCATAAATCATTAAATTATGGCACAAGAAACAGAAAAAAAGAAGAATCTGCGGGCACTGCTTGTTAAAAAGCCGTTTGTCCGCATCGTACCTAACTCAGAAGACATTGGTAAGAGTGTCGTTCTAAACAATTTGGCGAGAAAAGCCGTGCTACACGGGAAGATAGCCTATACAGAGGTTACTCAGGAAGACTTCCTCAAGGAACTCGATCCTGCAAGTCACGCTATCAACGACACTGAAATCTACAAGAACTATCGCTACAACAAGGAAGATGGTCTTGTCTATGAGGAAGACTTCCCACGTTATGCTTTCGCGTATCAGCAGGAGATTCTTGATGACCGCATGGCCCGTACAACAGGTAATGACATTCAGTTCGACCTCGCTGATGACATCACGAACAAAAACAAACTTGATGCTTACAACAAGTTCAAGGCTGGTTGGGCCGATAAGCGTATGGAGAATGCGTGGCATTTCTCTATCAAGTCTGACTACTCTACTGGTGACGTTGCTTTCGTCGGCATCCTATCTAAAGGCGTATTCAGTTGGAAAGTCCTGACATTCCTTGATGGTGATATACTCTACCCTCACTACGACAGAAAGACCGGAAAACTGAATCTTTTTGCTAGAACTTACTCTACAGAGGATGAGGATGGAGAGATTCGTAACTACATTGATGTTTGGGATGACAAGTTCTTCTACAGACTCGTTGATTTTATTGACGATGGTAATAAAGAGGTAAGCGATGATGAGGATGCTCATGTACTTCATACGCTTGCAGGCGACTACGATACTGATGGTTATGTTCTCGAAGAGGTAACTGAGCATGGTTTCAATGAGATTCCTGTTTCATATCACAGACGTGACAGCGGCCCCGTTTGGACACCAAGCCAGGAAACCATTGAGCATCGTGAGGCCGCTTTCTCTCGACTTGCACAGAGCAACCACGATTTCGGTCTTCCTATTATGTTCCTCAAAGGAAAGGGTAAGCAGATTAAGGAAGTGGCCACAAAAAATATGTCATACGCTTCTAAGATTTTCATTATTCCTGAGAACGGAGAGGCAGGCTTCCTTAACAGACAGGATGCTTCTAACGCATACAAGACAGAGCTTGACATGCTTGAGGATAAGATTTACTCTCAGTCGATGGTAATCAAGGCACCGGAGTTGAAATCCGGCGATACTCCTGCAGCAGCTATCAAGCTTCTGTATTCGGATGCCTATAACAAGGCTCTGCTCGAAATCCAGGAGTATGATGAGTTCCTTTGCAAGATGATTGATATCTTCAAGTGGGGCTACGGAATCGAGTCTGAAAGCCGAATCGACTTCATGAGAGTTCACATCTCTTTCTACGTTACACCATTCATTCCTATCAATGATACCGAATGCGTAACCAATCTATCAATGGCAGTTCAAAATGGTTTCTGCTCTAAGCAAACGGCTGCAGAGCGATTCTATTTCTCTACACCAAGAGAGTGGGAACGTATCGAGCAGGAGAAGCACGACGAAGAGGCTCACGAATTGCTTTTGGAGGAACAGAGACTTGAACAGCAGAACAATGCTAACATTGATATGCAGGAAGAGTTGTCTGATATACAGACTGAGGCTCAGATTCAAGTTATCAATGCGGAAGCAAATGTAGAAGAAGATGACGATAAGAACGGTGCCAAAAAAGTTAGTGCTCACAAAGGTCGTGTAAGCACGGGTCGCGGAGCCGGAAGACCTCGCACTGTCGGCACTGATAAATGGGGCAACAGGGCTAACGAAAACAATTGGTCTAAATTCAACGCAACGCACTAATCAATTAAGTTGTGTTTGTTTCTACCAAAAAGTTTTCAAATTGTTTGATTATACAAATATAATTAAATAACTTCGCAAAGTAAAGGATAGGAGAATTTGCTACTCTCTGACAAGGCTAATCTGACGGGCCTTCCTTTACTTTAAAAATTCGTCAGTATAACAAAAAAACGTCAGAAAATGATTTACGAAACAATTAATTCTGAAAGATGGCTTTCATTAAAAGACTTTCCAAACGAAATTTGGAAACAATCAAAGTTTGACAATTATCTTGTTAGCAATTACGGCAGGGTAAAGAGCGTAGAAAGAGTTTATACTCCAGCCAAGGAAACTAGGTTTTTCCATAAGAGAACATATCCTGAACGAATCGTCAAGTTACATATCGATCGTAATGGTTATATTTTTTTCCGTTTTAGTATAGATGGAAAATTACACAACTATTCCATTCACAGACTTGTGGCAGAAGCGTTTATTCCTAATACAAAATGTTTCGACTACATCAATCACAAAAACGAAAATAAATCAGACAATAGAGTTGATAATCTTGAATGGTGCTCGGCTGAATACAACTCTAACTACGGAACATGTCAACAAAGACGTTCATCTTCTGTAAAAGAAATGAGAAGAAATAGAAGTATTTCCATTGACCAATATACGATTAATGGTGATTTTATAAAACACTTCTCGAAAAAAGGCGAAATTGACGATGCTGGCTTTTGTTTAAAATCTATACTGAAAGTCTGTAGACATAACCAAGAAACTTCCGGCGGTTTCGTTTGGAGGTTTTCTAACGAAGGATTTAACAAACCTGAGTTCATCGACAGCAAAGGAGGTACGCTACACAAAGAAGTTATTCAATTATCTCTTAATGGTGAAATTATAAAAACACACTGCTCTCTACTTGATGCTGCATTGTCGCTTGGTGATAAAAAGAAACGTACAGGAATTTGTCAATGCTGTAATGGGAAAGCGCATCAGGCATACGGTTTTATTTGGAAATATAAAAACATATAAATATGGAAACAATAATAGAACAACTCTCTGAGAAATATCAACCTATCACAGAGAAAGATATCAAGACAGCAAAGAACTACGTTG